TTTTGTACTGTCCCTCTGGTGTCCCTCTGGTGTCCCTCAGGGACACCACTCTTGCGGTAACGCTATCAAAACATTTCGGGGCTATTACTTTGTGATGAAATAATCTATATAATAGAAATTATGTATAAAAGATTTAAAGCTTTGGGAATTCTAGGGGCTCATGTTTTCAACACCGGTAAAAACTATTTTAAAGCTGGTGGAAAAAAGACTAAAGATATTATGAGAGAGTCCAATGTTTCAAAAGAAATTGCTAAAGCTGATATTAAAAGCGAGATTAAGAGAAAAGTTTTTCGAGGTGGTAAAAAACCATCTGATTTTTATAACAAACCCGAAGGAAGATAATGCCTTTCAAATCAGAAGAACAAAGAAAATGGATGCACATTAATAAGCCAAAGTTGGCTAAAAAATGGGAGAAGAAAGAAGCATCTGGTACTTACAAAAAGAAAAAGAAACAGAAGAAAAAATAATGCCTGGTGGATTAAAAAAGAAATCGTTAAGAACTGAATTAGATTTAACACCTAAACAAAAAATGTTTGTAGAAATATATGTTGCAGACTGGGGCACCATTACACAAGCTGAAGCACTTAAACGTGCAGGTTATGTTTGTACTAATGAAAAAGATTATGGATCTGTTGCATCTAGAATGTTATCTAGAAAACATAGCCCACATATTGCAAATTACTTTGATAGATTATTTGAAAGAGAAGTAAAAAAATACACAAGTGACAACCTTAGAAGATATAAAAGGTTAGAAAGAATTGCTGACAAAGCAGAGAAAGAAAAACAATTCGCTGCTGCTATCAATGCTGAGTATAGATCTGGTCAATTAGCTGGAGCTTATGTTGATAGAAAAGAAGTAACTGTTAGTGGTCTGGAGGGTATGTCACGTGAGCAACTTGAAAAAAAGCTTGAGGAATTATCAAAAAAGATCGATGGGCACAATGCCAAGACGATCCAAATTGAGTCCGAAGACGTTACAACAATTGAAAAAGGCTAGTTGGAAGGATTGGTTAGATGCCTTCAACCAAGTACATAACTCTACCATCACAACTTCAATTGGTAAAATTAAGGTAGAGATTGATGACTAGAAAAAAAAGACAACAGTCTAAAATACTTAACTTTGATTTTAAAAATCTGGGCAATGTAATTGATGATTATCCATTTGTGGAGATCGAATGGTGTGACATCGAGGGGGATGCTGGTTGGTCTGATATTAAATCATTAAATAAGGAAGAGCTACCTATTTGTGTATCAAAGGGGTACTTATTAAGTCAAAAAAATGGCATTACTAGAATATTTAGTGATTATATTAAATCAAAAGATAAACCAACATTTGACAACATTGGGGCAACAACTATTATCCCAACACCAGTAATTAAATCAATTAGAAAGATAAAATTAAAATAAACTTACTTAATCATGTCTAATCAAAATGGGGAAGCTAAACTATGGCAAAAAGTAAAAAAAGGACTGACTAATTGCTTTTTAACTCGCATAGAATCTAGCACAATTAATGGTATTCCTGACGTACACGCAGTCATGAATAATGAAGTATTTTGGATGGAATTAAAATCAGATTCATTAAGTTATCCGAAGCTAAATAAGTGGCAAATTGTTTGGATTAATAAATATATAATGGCTGGAGGCAAAATAATTATCTTGAAAGAGACCCTCTTGCAGAAGTCTCTTAGACTCTACAGACCGGTGTCCGTGTTTACCGATCCTCGCTCCCTCGTCCCGTTTGCCTCGTTCTCGTTCCCGTTACAATGGCCACTGGTCCAGCGTAGGATGCTGACGGAGCTGCACCGGGAGCCCGATGCAGCGTAAAGCTCGTTCTTGTTCTCTGGCCTCTGAACTTTTCCCTCTTTGTTTGTTCAGGGGCCTGAGAACCAGCAGCAGGTGATCCCGAAGCTCTCGTTTCTCGTTTATAAACCTCGTCTCGTTTGAGAAAGACTAACTACAAGGGCCCCGCCCAGTCAGCTGGGAAGACGGATCGGCGTGGACACGTGTGTCGTTTCTCGTTTAGGGTAAGCTCTCGTTTCTCGTTTAATGGCTAATGGTGAGCCCCCTGCAGCTCCACATCACCTTCGGCAGCTCAGCGTAGCTGGTGCGCTGGACAATGTAATTTTGTACTTGACAGATATCCCATGATGTCTTATAAGGAACCGGTTGTTAGTAGCAGGGATTGACCTAACCAACGCAACCTGATCCAATTGTCTAGGGGAGCATGGTACCCGAATACCGCCTAGCATTGCTAGTTGGCAATTGAATCTCCCTAGCTGTCGGGGTAAAGACAGCATGCGAATTTTAAACAAGGAGAAATAAAAATGGCAAAGATAGACTACGAAAAAAAATACAAAAAACTAGAGAAGGCAGTTAAGAAATTTCTCGGTGGATACCTCTGGCTGAACAGAGAGATGGCAGAAGATCAAGGCTATGGGATTGGCTACATGGATGATGAGGATAAACCAGAACACGTTAAACAAGTTGATAAGATATATAAAATTATGAATTAATACTGATCCCTGATCCTAGCCCATAAAAATAGGATAAGCCATAGTGACGATTATGGCACGCTAGGATCTGGGATCAGCAACAGCGATGGGCTAGAGGGAATTCTAGAATTCTAATCTTTAAAAAACTCTAGTGCTGATCCTTTAATGCAGGAGAAATAAAAATGGCGATAGACTTTGATGCCCTCGATCTCGTTCGAACAGAGAACAAATCTCGTTCATACAACAAGAGAGTTGGTGAGCTGGCGCAGCAGGTGACTGAGCTCACTGGGCTGGTGGCAGATGTGGTAAAAGAATTACCAGAGGAAAAGAAATGGTCTTTTGAAGAAAGATTAAAAAAAATAAAAAAAGGGGGTTGACAGGGCTCCCATCGTGTCTTATATGTAAGGGGCGGTTCACTAGCAACTGTGTATGACGATGCACATCCCAAGGTGGACCGTGACCCTGATCCATTACGCTGGCACATTAATAAGTGTCTATGTAACAAACGAAAGGGTGGGATGGATCTGGGGTCATTTAACCAAAGGAGAACTATGGACAACATTAAAATTAAATTATATTTTGACTATCCAAAACGTAAAGACGGATTCACTGGTCGAGAGAACAGGCGCTACTGGATAGTTAATACTAAAACAAATATAAAAATCAGGATAACAGAAAATATTTTCGATGGAATTCAAGCATCGATCGAAGAAGACAACAAGCCTAAAGAAGGAAAAGTATACGCACTGACTGGTGGCCGTGGAACTAATTGTATTGCCAATGGCAACACATGGAAAGAGTCGGAGGTGAAGAATGCCTGATGAACTTAAACAATGGTTTCTAATGACAAGCATCAAGGAATGCCTCGCTGAGTACGAAAAGCAAGAAATAGGACTGGTAAGTGATATAGCGAAGCACGGCTGCTCAGGAGGCGTTGCTGGACTCGTCTACTACAGTGAAACAACTTCGTTTCATGATTACCATCAAGAAGAAATCTGGGACCTGGTGCGGGAGCATGCTGATGCTGCTGGCATTAAGAAAGGCAATATGCTTATGCATATAAGCAATGATCCAAGCTCGTTAACACAATTGACTAACGATCTCGTTTGGTGGGCGGTTGAAGTTCGGGCCCAGGAGCTGCAGGATCAGAAGACGGCAGCTGGAGCTGAAGCGTGACCTTTGTCGTCGTTTATTTATGTCTACTGTTTATGTTTCCAACAGTAACTTTAGCAAGCACAGCGTTACTTGCGCTGTCGCTCGTTGGTATACTCTAGATACGATCTCGTCTCGTTTGAACTAATGGCCCAGCCCGGCGTGCTAAGGATGAGCTGGTGCGCCCACCGGCTACGCCGGTAACACAGACCTGTGAGGTCAGAAAATGGCGAGAAACCTCGTCGTTTGACTAATTGGATACCCTTATTTTAGTAATATTTAGCTGCTGCGACGGGGGGGGCGTAACTGCTTCTTCCTATGGACAATGGTTAATAAACCTTACTTTCATTGGCTTATTTCAATCTCGTCTCGTTTAAAAAGGGTCAAATACGCAGCTGGTGATCCCGAGAGACTGGCAGGTGACGGGAACTGTGCTGGTAAAAAATACCATAAATTAAAAATTTCTAGTTTAGAATTATTCTAAAAGATAAGTGTTGTATTAATATATAAGATACGATAAGACATTAGGTGGGGTGTTCGCTGAACTGTTTGTCGGAACACCCTTAAACAAAAACAAAGGAGTAAAAATGGGACTAGATATGTTTGCCTTCCGACATAAAGGCGAAGAGATAGACCAAAATACTGACAGAAATAAATTAACAAGTACACCTCGTGAGCCGATTATGTTTTCAGATTGGAGAAAACACAATAGACTACAAGGCTACTTTCAAGAGCTGTTTGATAAAAGGTCAGGGTATCACTTCATGGGGAATTTTAATTGTATTCCTCTTTACCTCTCTAAAGAAGAAATTGAGATGCTACAGAAACAAATTGAAACTCGTACACTACCAGAAACAAAAGGGTTTTTCTTTGGGCAAGATAGTTATACGTGGGAAGGAGAACAACAAGATATGAAAGCCTACGACTTAAAATTTTGCAAGGAAGCTAAAGAGTGGATTGATAAAGGATATAAAGTTTTCTATGAGTGTTGGTGGTAGAAAATTTAGAAATAATGGTCGTGAATTGATTACAGCAACACGACCATTATTTAAAAAAATAAAAAAACCAAAAGTTCCAAGAGAGTTTTGCATCGTAAGAGGTAATTCTTTTAGAGAATCAATTAATCTCTATTGGATAAAAAGAAAAAAACATAAAAGGAAATATGAAACCAAATAAAAAACCTAATGTCGTCTCGTCTCGGTCTCGGTC